TCGACCGCTCCTAGGGCATCCGTCAGCGATTCCCCCTGCTGCAATGCCGTCACGATCTCCCTGAGATCATTGAGCTCTCGGTTCACCCTTTTCAACTCTATGTTGACTTTCTTGAGCTGCCACTCAGCATCGTTAAAGCTCACAATAATCCCCTCCTCTCTTGCTTGGTATTGTTCATTACTCTCGGCCCTTCCATGCGCTGGCGCACACGCTGCACCAGTACTCGTGTCGCCTCTTCATCTCGAAAAGCACAACATTCTCTGCCTCGCAGTTCTCGCATGTTCCGGTAGCCTCGTAATCCGGACCCTCCCACGCGTAATTCCTGTCCTCTGGCAACATACTGCTATGCGCATCCTGATGGCCTCGGGACAAACTCTCGAGCAAGTCCCAATACTCTTCGTTTGTACGTGAATGCTCTCGAGCCCACTTATATCGTTCCAATAGGTCCATTCTTCTTTCTCCTTTGAGGGATCTGCCTCATCAGCGCCCGGGGATCAATCCGGGTCGGACACCCCCCTCCTCGGGGGGCGTTTCGGCTAACAGTAGTAAGGGGTCTCGGTGGGGCTGTTTTCAGCAGGGGAGTCTTCAATGAAAGCCCTCACCCTCTCGTCACCCCAAATTCCTCCTGGAATCAGATAAGCATCATCTCCGTGTCCAGCTGGGTCTCGGCCATCGTGATCGCCATACCCGCACTGGTTCGTTAATGGTCCATGGCCGCTCTGAAGCCAGTCAGCTGGGGTGCCAAGAATATCCTCGACGTTGTAATCGCCCCGCTTAAATCGTTTGTTGAGCTCCTCCAACTCTTCGTCGGAAGTTTCCCGCTCTTGTCGGTACACCCACTCGTAGTAGTCGTACCACCATCCTCCCTCCTCGGGTCCACCGTAGGCACGTCCAATTATGTACACGTTCAAATAGCTCATTCTTCTTTCTCCTTTCTTTGGTTAGTTAGAACTCGTCATCACCGTGCTGGATTCCAAGTGCTTCGTTTATCTCCGCACGCTCGTCTTCAGTGAAGAACTCCCAATGGTATGAAACCATTGTTCCGTTACACTCGTTATATTCGTGCTGAGACCCACAATTCTCGGCAGGGACAGTCTCTTTGACATTCTGTAATGCCTCGTACAGTCGCCTATATAACTCCTGGCTAACTCCCTCGTAACACTCTGCCAGCTGGTCACAAGAAACGTGCTCAGCCATCCAGTGGGGTTGAGTGTCTTTCATTCTTCTTTCTCCTTTAGTTTTGGTTGGTTAACCACCGCGTCCGGAGACGCGGTGGCTCGGGTGGTACTTAGCCGCTCCAAGGCTCGTCGGCCCAGCGGTAAGCCATGCAATGGTACGCGGGTCCGGGGCGGAAGATATCAAACTTATAAGTCCAACCACTGGTTATGTGGTCCCAACGACACCCCATTCGATAGTAGCGCGGTATTTCGCTTACCGTCGCGCAGGTCACGCTCACTATATTGAGCGGCTCAACGTCGAACTCATGAAGCTGCACGTCGGTGCAACATTCATGCTCGCGTAACAACTCGATGAATGTGTCGGCGTCGTTCTCCATTTCTATAACGGGTAAGCGTCCCGCTACGTGACCAGTACACACGTCGTCGCGTGGGGTGTACAAAATTCCCCACTCGTCTGGGTCATGTTCCGGCCAGAATCCATCGCGCAATATGTATGAAATACCATCGTTAAGGTCATTCATTCTTTCTTTCTCCTTTTTCGGGTTAATTACTTTCCAAGCTCTTCGCTAAGTTTTCCAAGTTCTTCGCTAAGTGCTCGGCTAATGTTTTCATAAAACGCCGTCAGCTCAAGCATTTTCTTTTCGTGCTCTTTCTTATCTATGTAGCCTCCGCTCACCACGTCCCCCGAGTGAAACTCAAAATTTGGCACAAGTCCAAGGGCACTTTCCACTGTTTCAAGGGCCTCTTCCAGTCGCTCTTCCTCAAGGGAATAAACGCGCTCGTGGCCGTTGATCATCACCTTCTTTGCGATAATGGCCATCGCTTCGGCAACTTTCTTATCCATTCTTTCTTTCTCCTTTTCGGGTTAATCCCCGGGGCGCGCCGCGCCCCGGTACGTTTACGCTACGCCCCAAAAACCCGAAAGTAAAGGAGCCCGGGGAGCCCGGGAAGGCCGGGATTTATTAGCTATATGTTCCTGTGGAAAAGAAAAAAAATTTTATTTTTTTCAACAGAATTGAGTAATAACTTGAGAAAAGTAATAGAAACGAGCTGTGAGTCTCTAGGAGCAAGGTTCTTGGGTCTTGGAAGGAAGTAATAGAAAACGTATGGGTTATTAGTTATACCAGAGAAAAGTAGAAAGAGAGGCCGTGAGCGAACTTTTTCTTTTTCATAAAAAAGATTCAGATCTAAAATATACTTCACACCTCGTAGGAGTCTCGGATCCACTGAATGAAAGAGCTGAAGTACACACCGATGGTGCCTGCCGACGACGGCAACGGGTATCTCGACCCGGATGGTAAGAGGTGGCAGGAACTCAACCCGAAGCAGAAGAAGTTCGTTCGGGAGTACATCAAGGGAGCAAATGCTACAGAAGCAGCGGTAAAAGCAGGCTACACGAAGAACCGCAACGCTGCCAAGCGACAGGGAAGTGTGTTACTGAACCACAACCCGCTCATCCGAAACTACCTCATAGACCAGGAAATCAAGGAGCAGGAGAGAGAAAGAGTTTCTATAGAATCTCATCTCTCTGCACTCCATGATTTGAGGGAGGAGGCGAGGGACCAAGGGCAGTTGAACGCAGCCATCACTGCCGAGATCCACCGGGGCAAGGTGGGTGGACTCTACATAGACCGACGGGAGGTGTTGACCGCCCGGATTGACGGGATGTCAAAGGACCAGCTGATCGATCGACTGAGCGACTTGATCAGCAAGCGGACACCGAAGGTGGTGAACATGGAGCAGCATGCGGGGATCACTTTAGTCGATGAGTCTTGATCTAGCTCTACTCAACTCTAGGCCCCTCAATCCGGGTGAGGGTCTTTCTTTCGATGAGCTCGATGAGGCGCATCAATTCTTGCTCCGTCAGCGTGAGATCCTTCCCACTCTAGGTGTTGAGCTCAGTCTCAAATCTATCCAATTCGCTAATCGCGCATCGTATCTAGTCACTCGTATCGAGTGATCGCTCTACTCTATCGCTCTACTCTATCGCTCTACTCTATCGCTCTACTCTATCGCTCTACTCTATCGCTCTACTCTACTCTATCGGTCGAATCGCGTCGATCGGTCATTGGCTCCGCTCGCGTGGCGCTCGTGCGCTCGTGCGCTCGTGCGCGTCCGTCGGTCGGTCCGTCGGTCCGTCGGTCCGCCCCTCCGTGGGGCCGTTAGGCGCGCGCCCCTTAGCGGAGCCGTTAGGCGCGCCCCTCAGTGCGCCCGTTAGGCCGCGCCCCTTAGCGGGACCGTTAGGCGCGCCCCTTAGCGGAGCCGTCAGCGCCGCTAAGTAGTCAGCCAGGTCAATGTGCTATCAGATCATCCAGGGCACCTAGCTAGTTAGGTACCTAGTTAGGTTGGCTGGGTTGGGCTGGGTTGGCTGGGTTGGCTGGGTTGGGCCGGTTTGACGTGGGTAGGTAGGTATGGCATTCTTTGGGTCGTGGGAGCAATAACGCAACCCACACAGGCCCCACCTACGGGGCACACTTACTGAGTACAAAGCTATGAGCAAGACAGCACACAAAGCCAACAAGGCCACCACCCAGACCGCAGCCCAAGCAGCCGCAGCCATTGATGAGCGTGCGGGCGTTAAGCCCGAGCCTACCCTTGACGAGTTGCTTGGCCTCGCTAAGCCCGCCACTGGTGGCAGTGGCCGCGCATCCTCCGCCCTCGTTATGTCTCAGCCGCTCGTGGTTACCGAGAACTTCGTACCCACGCTGACGAATGACAACGGCAAATGGGTATGGCTACCACGTCAGGCGCAGTTGATCTCACGCATGTACGTTCACCAAGTGAAGCTTGGCGGATGGTCACTCACGGACAACCGAGTGACTCATCAGGTGCTGGATGACATGGTGCAGCCATTCGTCCTTTCCGAGCCCGGCATGATTACCGCCAGTACCTGTGTTGATCCCGCAGGCGCTAAAGAATGGTGGTCACGCGCTAATCGGCAGACCGGGTATGTTCAGAGTTACGTTGACGTGATGGTTAAGCCATACCTCGCGATGTTTCTTGGTCATACGGGCTGGAAGGTTAAGCGCGAAGGCGGCGAGAAGGTCGAAGACCCAACTTCGAGACTGGCGCTCTTCACACTGGGCGATCCCCTGA